TCATGCTATGTATCTTAACAATTGGATTCAATGTTTAGAAGAAAATGAATCTGCAATATGGAAAGCATCCTCACTTGCAAAACGAGGATATATGTATTGCAGAGATAAACAACCACAATCAGAACAACAACCAAAGGAGGTAGCAGCATGATTGTAAATATAGAAGAACTCAAATGGATTATACAAAAAGTATGTTCAATTGATTCAAGTGCTAAAGTAAAATTTGTTGGAAGAACTTGGCAAAGTAATCTTGCAGAAAGTGATTTCACAAATCATGACTTCTCTGAACTAAAGTCTATACAAATAAACTTTGCAGAGAATAGTAAAAAAGAAAACAATGAAGTTATAATCAAACTATCATAGGAGGTATAATGATTGATAACAAACAATTCTATGTGAACATTGGTAAATGGATCAGGTTCATGAGAGAATCAAGAAAGGTGCGAGTTACACAAACTAAACTTGCAAACTATCTTGGGATTACATTTCAGCAAATACAAAAGTATGAGCATGGAGTGAACAACATAAGTGCATACAATCTATTCAAAGTATGTAAATTTTTTGGTGTAGATTATGCAAAACAAATACAATACTGGATGAACTGGGATCAGATTACAGGAATGACAGGTCATGGTGTTGTATCTATTAAAGAAATAAGTGAGCATCCTACAATGAGAATGGATGCTTCTTATTGGATTGCGAGGAAGAATGCAGAAAAGAAAACCTAAACCACAATCCAAAAAACTTGTTCATAAAACTTGGAAAGAACATAAAGCATGGATCTCTGAATTTGCAGATGCAAAAATAGTATATCCATCAGAAACTAAAAGGAGTAAAAAGAAATGATGTACTCACAACATGACAGAAGATATAGACCTGATCTTGTTGGAGAGTGGCAAACATTTCATCAAAAGAATCCTGAAGTTTATGAAATGTTTAAGCGATTTACTTTCCAAGCAATTAATCGTGGACATAAAAATTTATCAGCAGAAATGATTATCAATCGTATTCGTTGGGAAACTGATGTTATGACTACTGATAAAGATTATAAAATAAACAATGACTACAAACCATTCTATTCAAGATTGTTTATGGCAGAACATAAGCAATACGAAAACTTTTTTAGAAAGCGTGGTAGTCATGCAGATAATATTGATTGGAGTAGCTATGTTGTACAAGAAAGTCATTCAGCAGCTAAAGTATCGTAGGATAGCTTTACGAATAAAAACTGATGAACTAGCGTACAAGATAGGTGTTGCAGACTCTCTCATACATTCATGGGAGAGTCGCAAAAAAATTCCAAATGCAGAAAACTTTTTTAATTGGTGTAATGCATTGGAATGCCAAGTCGTAGTCCATCAATACAAGTTACCTGTAGATACATGGGAACTATCAGAAGAAAACCTAGAACATATCATTACAAACTATGGAAGTGAGGTAGATATAGAATATGAAAAAGAACAATTCATTGATTATTACAAAGCGAATGGAACAGTTGCAGCAGACTGGGATGCTCATTTTAGAAACTGGATCAGAAGATCAATCAAGTTTGCAAACGATAGAGGACAAACTAAAGCATTCAACAATCCATATGATTCCAAGTCTATTCAAGAAAGACGCAGACGAATCTATGATGTTGCAAGTATGGGAGATAAGACAGATAATAAAATCCTCTCAATACCCAAAACAAAAAATAAATATTGATCCAATAATAATTAAGATCAAGAAAATGGCAGCAGCTTTGCGCCATGCAAACAAAAAAGAAATTGCAGTTTGTATTGAAACTATTGCAAGTACATTTTCAATACAAGTGCCAAACGAATTAGGATTGCAGCAATACTTCTCTATACTCGGAAGTTATCCTGCTGCTTTCTTAAAAGATTGTATGAATGATATTATTCGTACATTCAAATATCCAAGACTTCCCTTGCCAGTAGAATTTGTAGATAGGATGGAAACTAACTATGAATATCATAAGGGCTGGTTGCAGCGTATTACAAAGGATATTTATACGCTTGAAGTAATGGAACAAAACGAGTATAACAAAAGAACAAAGGAGAAATAAACTATGAAAGATCGTAGAAAGAGCCTTGGTGGTAGTGATGCTAATAGAATCATGAGAGGAGATTGGCATACACTATGGCTAGAAAAAACTGGTAGGAAAGAACCTGAAGATTTATCAGAAAACTTACCAGTGCAAATTGGTTTAGCTACTGAAGATGTCAATAATAAATTCTTCACACTAGCTACTGGTTTGCATCCTGTTAATGATGAAAATGCTAGTCTTAAAAATGTTCATCAATTTATGACAGCAACATATGATGGGGTAATCATGGAAGAAGATGTGCCTATTGAATATAAGCATACTAATTCCAACAACACTTTAGATAATTGTATCTCTACATACATGCCACAACTTCAACATTACACAATGGTTAGTGGATGTAAGTATATATATTTATCTATTATCTTTGGTAACAATAGACATGAATGGTGCAAAGTAGATGCTGATAAAGATTACATGAATAAACTTTATGGTATTGAACATAGCTTTTGGCAGCATGTTGAAAAAGATAAAGAACCTGAAGATTTAGATACTTCAGAGTTACCGAAGTTAGCTGGTAAAATTAAAATCAATGACATGAGATCAATTGATTTTGATGAAACTGGCAACAATGAATTTTTATCTAATGCAAGTAAATGGATTGAAACCAAAATTGTAGCAGATGAAAATAAAGCCCTTGGAGTAATACTCAAAGGCAGCGTACCTGATGATTGCAGAAAAGCAACAGGAGGTGGCGTGATAATTACTAGAAACAAAGCTGGTAATTTAATTCTCAAACAAAACCAAAGGAGGATGTAATGGGAAAACCACTAGACGATAGAGTCAAAAAAATACTCAAAGAACTTGGACTTGATCCTAAACAATGCTTATGGGATTGTCATGGTACTTGGGTTATGTATCACAGATACATTGAACAAGCTGGAGCTAAAAATAAGATTGAATATGATCTTACAGAGATAGAAACAAACTCTGCTGCAGGTGTTGTGTGTATCAAATGTACTGCATCAATTGGAATAAATGGAGGAAAAGCAAAATGTATTACTTATGGAGAAGCATCTCCAAAGAATACAAAAAACTCTTATCCATATGCTATGGCAGAAAAAAGAGCAATTGATAGAGCAATACTAAAATTATTAGGATTGCATGGATTCATCTATTCAGAAGATGAGATGGATTTATCACAAACTAATAAACAAAAAATTGGGCCATCAGATGATGAAGCACTTGGTACTTTTGAGGAGCAGATAAAGAATGCTGCTAACTTAAAAGTATTGAAAGGGTATGGAACAATGTACAAAGTGGCTATGGCTAAAGCAAAGAAGTCAAGTCCTGCTATCTATCAGCATGTAAAAACTTTGTACGAAGAAAAACTAACACAACTTCAGAATGGAAAGGAGAACAATGCACAATCAGATAACCCTAATAGGTAATCTTGGTCGTGATCCTGAAGTGAAGCAAACTTCAAAGGGGGGCAAATATGCCCTCCTTTCTGTTGCAACACATAGGAAGATCAAGGGAGAAAAACAAACTGACTGGCATAGAGTAGTTTGTTGGGATGAAAAACTTGCTGATGTATTAGAAAAATATACAAAAGCAGGAAGCAAACTAATGCTGCAAGGAAGATTAACTTATCGTACTTGGGATAAAGAGGGGCAGACTATCAAAACTGCAGAGATTCATTTGGATCGGTTTGAAAGTCGGATGGAACTTCTTGATGCCAAAGGCGAGTCAAAATCCTCTCACTCTGAAGTGGAGGAGTTTGACGAGTTTAATCAAGACAAAGAGGACATTCCATTCTAATGACTAAAAGACAATTAGAAATATATAACTTCATAAAAAACTTCATTAAGGTAAATGGCGTTAGCCCTAGCTATAATGAAATAGTAACTGGGTGTGGGATTAAAAGTAAATCCCATGCCTACACAATTGTAGATGCACTAATACAAAAAGATTACTTAAAAAAAATAGGTAATACTTCGTCAGCAAGACGAATAATAATTCATAGAGATTATCAGAAAGGAGGTCGTAAAGTATGGAAAGGATCACAAGTCTAGCATATACTATGGCAGATCATACTTTAAAACCTATCTTCCCTTTTGTAAGTGGCAATCATTACGATTACTTACGAACCAAGATAGCGTTTTATGTACAGAAGTCATGGAACAATGACATTGTTCTCCAGCAAAAAGATACTGCGCATTTGATTAAGAACGAATGTTCGGAGTCTATTGATGGGGAGTAAAAGTAAAAGTAAAGGTTACAGAACAGAATATAATCTAGTTAAAAGATTTCAAGCTGCTGGTTTAGATGCCAAGCGACAGGTATTAAGTGGTGCTTTGCCTGATCATCCCCACGATATAAAAATAAACAATCCTGATTTTATAGTAGAAGTTAAAGCAAGAAAGAATGGTGCTGGATTCAAGACATTGAAAAGATGGATGGGTGCAGCAGATGCTCTTATTATGCATGAAGATTTTGAAGAAAGTATAGTAGCGATATCATTACCAAAATTTATAGATTTACTTTTGAATAATTCTAATTATCAAAAACCTTACGAATTACAAAGAAAGGAAAAACAAAAAGAGTATGAGCAAAGCAAGAGGACTTGGGCTGCTGGTAAGAGAAAAGAAATTTATCAGAAGAAAAGGGAGGCACTCAAAAAGGCCAAACAAAAGCTACAGCAGAAAAAAATATAGAGGACAAGGGCGTTAAGTATTAGTAACTTTAACTGCTCTACATTCAAATTTAATAACCATTTTATTTTGGTTTATATATTCTTTATCCCATTCTTCTAGTTCATTTAGATTCTGAAAAGTTTGTTGCGCTACTCCATATCCTGCATTAATACAATCATAGTGTGTATTAAATTGCCATCCTGATATTGTACTTGATGGGCATTGATTATTAATCATGCTGCACATATACAATACTAGGATGTACTTCATAAGAACAAACCTAGAATTAGGGCTAGAACGACCAAAGAAAGCCATACAGAGGGCTTTAGGTTTTTCCAGCATAACATACACTTGATGGTATGATTATGCATCCAGCCCCCTTTAAATGCGTTTTTTAGGTGTCTTTTTAGCTCATCTATCATCTCTTATCCTTTCTAAAATTTGTGGCTACTTTTTCAGCACTTCTACCTACAGTATATCCACCAATACCTACAAGTATTATATTAAGTAAAGAGTTTTGTACAGACTCTGGTATGTTTGGAGCTGTGAATCCAAACCAATGAGCAACCATCAAACCTGCAAATGTAAGCATCATTACAGGCCTCCAGTTTCTTTGTAAGAATCCACCTTTAGCTTCTGTTTCTATAATTTTAGCAGCACCCTCTAGTTCTTTGAGTTCTCCTGCTAGAAGTTTTTCTTGTATTTTAGCTTTGATCTTTTCGCCCTCTGCTTTGTTATCTATAACTTTATCTACAGTTTTAAATAAACTTCCAACAATCGGACTTATCATATTAAGCATAGTATCTCCTATTCAATATCATTATAGAATAAATGTTCTCCAATTTCAGCACAAGGAGTTTTTCCCTCTGCCCATTTTGGAGAGATTGCTTTTGTATGGTAGTGAGTAGCACCATTAGTATTGTCATCTATTTTATTTTTTGTAAAATAATACGACAGCGTTAGCGCCTTACAAAATGCATCATCAGTATAATCAAGTTCAAGAATTTTTTGCTTATTAGGATCATTGTCATTCCAGCAACTAAACTGCCATTCCTTTAAACAAACACCTTTTATATGATCTCCATACCAAGACTTTGCTGCTACTCTATTCATGATAACATTACCTACTGCTATCATACCTTGTTCTCCCTCACTTCTTGCTTCTCCCCATAATGTTCCTGCCATTACTGAGATGTCATCAAATGTTTCCATATCCATTTCTTACTCCTTTATTAGTTTGTTAATGTGTAAATTACCTGTAGAATCTATTTCTATTTCAGCTTTTACTTGCTTACATATCCATTTAATTCTATCAGGATTCGTATTTCTTTCTGCCTCACGCTTCAACTTCAAGCATTTTGATAATCCATCAGTTATCATAAACTCCATAGGATTTTCTAAATCTGCTGGTGTGAACATAAGTAATGCAAAAACAACTGCTATCTTCATTGATGTCCTCCATTTGCTCTGATTTTATCTTTTAATATTTCAATTGTACTTTGCATTTTTTCTATGTCTTTCATAGCCCTATTTAGATTAACAGCAGTATGTCTGTTTTCTTCTAGTTCTTCTTGGATTCTTTCTACTTCTCCAGCTAAATGTTCTAGCAGCATATATTGTTCTTGATCAGTCGGTAATTGTGTACTTTTTTTAAGTAAGTCTGATTCAAATAATTCTCTTGAAGTTTCTAAACTTGTTAGTCTGCCAGTAATCTCGCTGTACATAAATACAACACTAGCAACTATCATTATCAAGCCAATAAGATTGGCAATCGGCATACTTAATTTTGTTTTGTCTGATAATTGTACCTGATCTTTCATTAATGTATTGTTGGGTTTTCTTGTTTCCATTCAAAATTAGTTATATCATTCATAAAATCTTGTGCATGTTGTGTACTTTTAAAACCAATAGCATGAATAACTATTTCATAAGTACCATCAGGTTTTTCTTTTATTTCAAATGAATATGGTATTGAGTAATCTATCATTTAACACCTACCCATAACTTCATTAATGTAAATGCTGCACCTAATATAGCACCTAACCAAAATACTACTTTAATACCACCTCTACCCATAGCTACTTGTTCTTTGAGTTTAGAAATATCTTTTGTATTTTGATCTATGTCTTTATGAATGTGATCTAATTTTTCATTAATATGTTTTAAAGTGATGCTA